GACAACGGCTCTGCCGATTTTTGTCACATGCTAAACCCTTACGTGCCAAAGTGTTACACGGTGCACGGCGTCGGCACACGGGCGTTTCGCCTACGCAAAGTGTCAGAACTTAGCGGATCGTGAGTCCCCGTAAGTGAAGAAAAAACCCAAGGCCCGCGCGCGGAAACGGCCATCAAAACGGCCGCCGACACGGTCGAAAGGCGGTCGCCCGCGCCTGAGCGACGCCGAAAAAGCGCGCCGCGGGACGTTGCAACCGTGTCGCGCCCGGGAGGCGGTGCCGACGCGCCCCGGTGTGACCGGGGAGGTCACGGCGACGTCGCGTGATTACGTGACGATCGCGCGGCAGTACGCGGCCGATGTCCTGAGCGGGACGATCCCGGCGTGCGTCTGGGTGAAGCTCGCGTGCGAACGCCAGGACCGCGACGCGATGCGGGCGGCGACCGATCCGGCCTGGCCGTTCGTGTGGAGCGACGCGCACGCGGTTGAGGCCTGCGCGTTCATCGAGCGCCTGCCGCACGTCGAGGGCGCGTGGTCGTCGCCGACGATCCGCCTCGAGCCGGCGCAGGTGTTCCTCGTCGCGCTGCTCTTCGGGTGGCGGCAGCGCGCGCACCTCGCGCGGCGGCGGTTCACGGTCGTGTACTGGGAGCTCGGGCGCAAGGGCGCGAAGTCGACGCTGATGGCGGCGATCGCGCTCTTCCACGTCAGTCGCGAGCACGAGCCGGGCGCGTCGGTCGTGTGCGGCGCGACGACGGGCGGGCAGGCGCGGATTGTCTTCGGGATCGCGCAGAAGATGGTGCGCCATCGCCTCGCCGCCTGGCTGCGCGCGGAGGGTATCCGGGCCCTCGCGAATGCGATCGTGACCGACGACGGCACGATCAAGCCGGTCAACGCGAAGGCCTCGACCCAGGACGGCCTCAACCCGTCGTGCATCGTGCTCGATGAAAGTCACGCGCAGAAGTTCGGGCTGCACGATGTGCTGAAGAGCGCCCAGGGCGCGCGGCTCAATCCGCTGCTGTTGTGTCCGACGACCGCCGGGTACGATCTGCTCTCGGTCGGGTACGCGCTGCGCACGACGTTGACGAAGGTGCTGCAGCAAGTCTTCGACGCCGATCACTTCCTCGGCACGATCTACACGCTCGACGAGGGCGACGACTGGCGCGATGACCGCGTGTGGATCAAAGCCAATCCAATGCTCGGCGTGACGCCGACGCTCCAGTGGGTGCGCTCGTACTGCACCGACGCGAAGCAAACGCCCGGCCTCGAGGGGGAGTTCCGCGTCAAGGTCTGCTCGCAGTGGACGCAGTCGGCCGCGGCCTGGTTGTCGATGACCGCGTGGGACCGCTGCGTCGACGAGACGCTGACGCTCGAGGACTTCCGCGGGCAACGGTGCTGGATCGGCGGCGACCTGGCGCAGCTCGACGACATCGCGGCCGTCGCGCTGCTGTTCGAGCGCGGCGAGGAGATCGTCGCGTTCGTGTTTCTCTATCTGCCGCGCGGCGTCGTCGAGGAGCGCGGCCGCGAGGTGCCGGCGTATCTCGCCTGGGTGAAGGCTGGGATCCTGATCGTGACCGACGGCACGATGATCGACTACGGCCGCATCGAGGCGGACATTCGCGGCTGGTGCAAGTGGTTCAACGTCGTCGCGCTGCGCTTCGACCAGTTCGGCTCGTCGGGGATCGTCAGCGCGCTCGCCGGCGACAGCTTCCCGGCCGCGATCCTCGACAAGAACCGGAAGAACATCACGCCGCCGGCGCGCGAGCTCGAGACGCGCGTGAAGCACCGCCGGTTCCGGCACGATGGAAATCCGGCGCTGAAGTGGATGGCGTCGAACGCCGTGGTGCAGCGCGGCGTCGACGACAGCATTCTGCCGAAGAAGGAGAGCGCGGATTCGCCGAACAAGATCGACGGCATTGACGCGGTGCTCCAGGCGATCAGTCCGATGTTGATCCCGGACGTCAAGCCGGCGTATCAACTACTGGTCTTGGGTGGGAAATGAAACGCCCCGCCGGTCGGCCTCCGCTCGACCAGGCGGATCGCTCCGTGCAAGTCAGTTTTTCGCTGCCCTCGAAACAACTCGAGGCCGTCTCGGAACAAGCCAAACAGGATCGCGTGACCGTGCAGGACTGGCTGCGCCGCCTGGTCCGGACGGCCGTCCCCGACGAATTAATCGCTAAAAAATAGACGTGTGACCTCCCCTGTCACACCCTTGACGGCGTGAACCGGGCGTACGCCCTCCTCAACATCAAAGCGGTTGACCCCGACCTCCGGGAGATCACCGGCCTCGCCACGTCGGTCACGGCCGACCTGATGGACGATGTCGTTGAGCCCCGCGGCGCGCAGTTTCAACTCCCGATCCCGCTCCTCTGGCAACACAACTCCCGCGAGCCGATCGGCGAAGTCTACGCCGCGAAGGTCACCGACGAGGGCATCGAGATCAAAGCGCGCCTCGCGCAGACCGACGAGCCGGGCAAGCTCAAGGATCGGCTTGATGAGGCCTGGCAGTCGATCAAGCTCGGGCTCGTCAAAGGCCTGAGCATCGGCTTCAAGGCGCTCGAGGCGCCGTACGACAAAACGACCGGCGGCTATCACTTCCTGAAATGGCTGTGGCTCGAGCTGTCCGCGGTGACGATTCCCGCGAACACCGACGCCGCCATCCTCGCGATCAAGGCCGCGTCCGGCCGTCACACGCCCGGCGTCTCGGGCTTGCCTGTCGTTCAGGCGGTGAAGGCCGCCAGCCCCATGAAGACGATCACCGAACAGATCAGCAGTTTTGAGAACACCCGCGCCGCGAAAGCCGCGCGCCAGGCCGAGATCATGACCAAAGCCAGCGAAGAAAACGTCACGCTGGACGACGCGCAGGCGGAGGAGTACGAGACGCTCAAAACCGAACTGAAAGCCGTTGACGACCACCTCGTGCGGCTGCACGACATGGAGACGACGAACAAGGCCGCGGCCAAGCCGGTCAACGGCGACGACCCCGCGAAGGCGTCGGCCTCGCGCGGGCACGTCATCACCGTCAAGAACCAGATCCCGCCGGGGATCACGTTCGCGCGCTACGCGATCTGTCTCGCCGCGGCGAAGGGGAATACGCATCAAGCCCTGGAGATCGCGAAGACGCGGTACCCGGATCAGGGCGACATTCACACCGTCCTGAAGGCGGCGGTCTCGGCGGGCACGACGACCGACGCGACCTGGGCGGAACCGCTCGTGAACTATCAGAACTTCATGGGCGACTTCGTGGAGTTCCTCCGGCCGCAGACGATCATCGGCAAGTTCGGCACCGGCGGGATCCCCTCGCTCCGGCGTGTGCCGTTCAACATCCGGATCCCCGGGCAGACCACCGGCGGCGCCGGGTACTGGGTCGGGGAAGGCCAGGGCAAGCCGGTGACGAAGTTCGACTTCAACAGCGTGACGCTCCGCTGGGCGAAGGTCGCGAACATCGCCGTGCTGACGCAGGAGCTCGTGCGCTTCTCGAACCCCTCGGCGGAAGCCCTGGTCCGCGACGCGCTCGCGGCCGCCCTGGTCGAACGGCTCGACATCGACTTCGTCGACCCGCTCAAGGCCGAAGTCGTCGACACCTCGCCGGCGTCGATCACGAACGGCGTGGTCGGGATCAACTCGACCGGCAACGACATCGCGGCGATCCGCGCGGACATCAAGCTATTGATGGCGCCGTTCATCGCGGCGAACATCACGCCCGCCACGGGCGTGTGGATCATGAGCGCGACGCGCGCCCTGGCGCTCTCGCTGATGACCAACGCCCTCGGGCAACCGGAGTTCCCCGGCGTCGGGATGAACGGCGGCACGTTCCTCGGCATGCCGGTGATCGTCTCGCAGTACGTCGTGAATTCGGGCAGCCCGACGCTCGACATCGTCGTGCTCGTCAACGCGTCGGACATTTACCTCGCCGACGACGGCCAGGTGGTGATCGACGTCAGCAACGAAGCGTCGCTGCAGATGGACACGGCGCCGACCAACGCGTCGGGCGATGTGTCGTCGCCCTCGGCGCCGGTGCCGACCACGCTGGTGTCGCTGTGGCAGACCAACAGCATCGGGCTGAAGGCCGAGCGGTTCATCACCTGGAAACGGCGCCGCAACGCCGCGGTGCAGTTCCTCTACGACGTGCACTGGGCCTAACGCATGATTCGGATGATCGCCCGGCGGGCCGTGCCGTATCGCGGCCACACGTACCGACCGGGCGATCAGTTCGACGCGGTCCCGATCGACGCCGCCATGCTCCGCTATCAGGGGCTGGCGGATTTCGCACCCTCGAGCGTCTCGGCGACTGATGTCCCCGTCTCGAAACGGAAGTATCGGCGCCGGGATCTGCAAGCCGAGGACTGATGCAGATCCAGATCGGATCCTTCCGCGTCGACACCAAAGCGCCGCCGACGCTCTCGCCGGTGAACAGCAGCCGCGGCGGCTGGTGGCCGCTCATCCGGGAATCGTTCGCCGGCGCCTGGCAGCAGAACGTCGAGGTGCGCGCGGCCGATGCGCTCGCGTACTTCGCGGTCTACGCGTGTACGAGCCTGATCGCGTCCGACGTGGCGAAATGCCGGCTGCGGCTCGTCGAGGAAGACGATCACGACATCTGGACCGAGACGACGTCGCCCGCCTTCTCGCCGGTCCTCCGCAAGCCCAATCGCTATCAGCACGTGCTGCAGTTCTTCCAGCAGTGGATCGTCTCGAAGCTGACGCACGGGAATACCTACGTGCTGCTCGAGCGCGATCAGCGGCGCGTCGTCGTTGCGATGTACATCCTCGACCCGACGCGGGTGCGCCCGCTCGTGGCGCCGGATGGCAGCGTCTACTACTCGCTCTCTGGGGACAACCTGACCGGCCTCACTGAGGCGATCGTCGTGCCGGCGAGCGAGATCATCCACGACATTCAGTGCGCGCTCTACCATCCGCTCGTCGGCGTGTCGCCGATCTACGCGTGCGGGATCGCGGCGCTGCAGGGCCTGACGATTCAGACCTCGAGCCACAAGTTTTTCGCGGGCGGCTCGAAGCCCGGCGGGGTGCTCACGGCGCCCGGCCCGATCGATCCGACCACGGCGGCGCGCCTCAAGGAGTACTGGGACACGAATTTTTCCGGCGACAACGTCGGCAAGGTGGCCGTGCTCGGCGACGGCTTGAAATACGAAGGCATGGCCGAGAGCGCGGTCAATTCGCAACTGATCGAACAGTTGCACTTTTCCGCCGAGGTCGTCTGCAGTTGCTATCACGTCCTGCCCTACATGATCGGCATCGGCGACCCGCCCCCGTACGCGAACGTCGAGCCGCTGCTGATGGCGTACTACGCGCAGGCGTTGCAGGTGCAGTTCCTCAGCATCGAGAAATGCCTCGACGAGGCGTTCGGGCTCGCGGCGGGGAAGATCGACGGCCGGCAGCTCGGCACCGAATTCGATATCGATGACTTGATCTGGATGGATACCGCGACGCGGACCAAGGCGGCGGGCGACTCGATCGGGTCGGGCTCGATGTCGCCGAACGAAGCGCGGCGGAAGTTCATCGGCATCGGCCCGATCGCCGGCGGGCAGTCGGCGTACCTGCAGCAGCAGATGTACTCGCTCGAGGCGCTCGCGAAGCGTGACGCGGCGGACCCGTTCGCGAAGCCCCCGGCCCCGCCGCCGCAACCGCCCGCGCTCCCGGCCGTCCCTGAGCCGACGAAGGCCCTGGACCGCGACGCGCTCCACGCCGCGGTGCTGCGTGGGCTGAGGGCTGCATGACCGACACCGAGACGATCGCCGCCGTCATTGTCGCCGGCATCCAGGAAGCGACGGGGCCGCTCCTGGCGCGGGTGGCGGCGCTCGAAGCGCGCGTGCAGGACGACGCGCTCACGAAGGAGCTCGGGACCCTCCGTGAGCGCGTCGCCGTCGTCGAGGCCCGGCCGCCCATCCCCGGCCCAGAAGGCCCGCCAGGGGCGCCTGGGAAGGACGGGGCCGACGGCCTGCCCGGCACGCCCGGCCTGCAGTACTGGGGCGTCTACCAGGACGGGAAAGCCTACGCGCGCGGCGACGTCGTGACGCGCGGCGGGTCGGCGTGGCATTGCAACGAGCCGACGACGACCGCGCCCGGCGACGCGGCGAAGGCGTGGACGCTGATGGTCAAGCGTGGCGGCGACGGGAAGCCGGGCCCGATGGGCGCGAAGGGCCTGGACGGCAAAGACGGTCGCGACGGTCTCGACCTGACGCAGATGGACGCCGGTGGACGGAAGTGGCGCTAGTGACGCTCGCGCAGCTCCAGGCGCACCTGCGACTCCCGGTGGGCGTCAGTTCGCCGGCGACGGCGGCCGAGGCGGATCTGCAGCTCAAGCTCGACGCGGCGGAAGCCCTGGTCCTGCAGTACATCGCGCGGCCGACGGATGCGGACTGGACGGCCACGATGGCGGCGTGGGACGGCGGCAGCCCGGCCGTCGCCGTGCCCGCGACGATTCAGGCCGCGATTCTGCTGCAGGCCGGCGAACTCTACGGCTTCCGCGGCGACGACCTCGAGACCGTGAAACGCGAGGCGCCGGGCGACCTGGCGCCGGGGATCAAAGCCTTGCTCTACCGCTTCCGGGATCCGGCCCTCGCATGACGACCGTTCCGCGCACGTTCCCCGGGTCGACGATCGTCTGCCTCGGCGGCGGGCCGAGCCTCACGCCCGAAGATGTCGCCGCCGTGCGCGGCCGCTGCCCCGTGATCGCGATCAACGATGCGTACAAGCTCGCGCCGTGGGCGGATGTGCTGTACGCCGCCGATGCGAAATGGTGGACGTGGCACAAAGGCGTGTCGACGTTTCCCGGTCCGAAGTACGCGCTCACGCCCGGCGCGGCGCGCTGGCCCGACGTCCAGGTGTTGCGCGACACGGGCATCGACGGCCTCGAGCTCGCGCCGACGGGCCTGCGCACCGGCCGCAACTCGGGCTACCAGGCCGTCAACCTGGCCGTGCACCTGGGCGCCCGGCGGGTCGTGCTGCTCGGCTACGACATGAGCGTGGGGCCGACTGGGCGGTCGCATTGGTTCGGCGATCATCCCGATCGCCAGCCGTCGCCGTATCACCACTTCCTCGCGGCCTGGCCGTCGATCGTCGCGCCGCTGGAGGCGCTGTCGGTCGACGTCGTCAACTGTTCACGGCGTACCGTGCTGACGGTGTTTCCCTGCGCGCCGCTCGAGGACCTGCTGCCCAGCCTGGAGCGGGTCGCGTGACGGCGCCGCGCGTCTTCGGCGTCGACTACAAGTTCTTGGCCTGCGGCGACGTCTTCACCGACGGGCTCGTGCACGCAGCCGCCGAGCTCGGGATCGCCTACGCGCACGCGGACTGGAACGCGCCGACCTTAGGAGCGCAAGTGGGGCAGTTCGCGCCCGATCTCCTGTTCGTCGTGCACGGGCGCAAGTTCCGGAACCGCTGGCACCTCCCGCTCGGCGCGGCGCGGACGGCGGTCTGGCTGCTCGATGAACCGTACGAAGTCGACGACACGAGCCGCTGGTCCGGCACGTTCCATCACGTGTTCGTGAACGACGCCGCGACCCTCGCGCGGCATCGGCACGCGTCGCTGCTGCCGGTCTGTGCCGACCCGCACGTGCACACACCCGGCGCCGAGACGCGCGTGCACGCGGTCGGGTTCGTCGGCGGCGGGAATGCGACGCGCGATCGCATGCTGGCCGCGCTCGCCGCGGAGGGGCTCCTGACCTACGTCGTCGGCGGGTCCTGGGACGACGCCCGCGTCAAGCGGCTCTGCACGGCCGACAACCTCTCGGCCCGCGCCGTGCCCGCGCTCTATCAGCGGACGCGCATCATCGTCAACGTCTGGCGCGATCGTCATCACTTCAACCGCGACCAGGTGCCGGCGACGGCCATGAACCCGCGCATCTACGAGGCGCTTGCATGCGGCGCGCTGGTCGTCAGCGAAGGGCGGCCAGAGCTCGCGGCCCGCGTGCCGGAGCTCCCGACGTTCGAGACGCCCGCCGAGCTCGTGGCGCTCGTGCGCGGCTTGCTCGAGGATCCGGCGCGCGCCGAGGCGATCCGCGTCCAGTGCGCGGCGCGGCTCCAGGCGGACACCTATGCGGCCCGGCTGCAGACCGTCCTGACGACGGTCGGCCTGGGCGTGGCGGTGCCGGCATGACACCGCGCGTCAGCATTGTGACGACTGTCTACGATCGCGTCGCCTGTCTGCGGCGCTGCCTGCGATCGATCCAGCGCAGCGAGCTCGAGGACCTGGAACAGATCGTCGTGAGTGATGCGCCGCCGCGCGCGGTCGTGGCGGAGATCGCGCGAATCGTGGCCGACGCCGGCCCGCGCGTGCGGCATCTCAATCTCGAGAAGCGCTCGAATAACTGGGGCATCGCGCCGGCGAAGGCAGGCCTGCAGGCGTCAGTCGGCGAGTTCGTCTGTTTCCTCAGCGACGACAACGCGTACCTCCCGGATCATTTCGGGCCGCTCGTCGCGGCGCTCGACGCCGATCCCGATCTCGGGTTCGTCTATTCGTCGTGCCTCTACGCCGGCCGGCTCACGCTGGATGTCGCGCCGCCGGAAGGCGGGCGGATCGACCTCGGGCAACCGCTGTTCCGCCGGTCGGTGATTCGCGAGCACCTCCAGGACGATCTCCCGTTCAGCCAGCACGCCTGGGACTGGGCGCTGATTCGCACATTGCTCGAGCGCGGCGTGCGCTGGCAGCACATCAACGTGCCCTCGTTCATCTTCCGGCTCGAGTCGTACCCGACCTACATGCGAGCGCTGGCATGAGCGCGACGAACATTCGCGCCCTGAAGAACCGCCACGAGGGCGAGATGATCTTCGTCGTCGCGTCCGGGCACAGCGTCGATTTTCTCCGGCACGACGTCTTCGGCGCCGACGTCGTCGTCGCGGTGAATGAAATGTTCCGGCACGTGCCCGCGACGTACGCCGTGATGCACCACCACGAGCACGCGCAAGAGGCGATCGACGCCGGCGTCCAGGTCGTCGTCAGCGCGCGCGATTGGGGCGCCCCGGGCTGGGGCGCGCCGGCCGCCTTCCACGGCGACTACTTCGTCTATGAGACCGCCGAAAGCGTGCGCACCCTGACCCCGACGATCGACGAGGCCGCGCTGCGCGAGGACACGACCGACGGCCTAGTGGTGTCGGCGTGCACGACGTCGGAGGCGCTGCAGTTCGCCGGGCACCTGGGCGCGGGTACGATTCTCTGTTGCGGCATCGACGGCGCCGCGCTCGACGGCCAGTGGTGCGTCACGGGCTACAACGGCGGCGCGCAAACCAACCCGCAACACGTGCGCCTCACCTGGCCGATCGTCCACGTCACGATCGAGGCGCTGCGCGCGAAAGGGATCCGCGTCTACGGGCTCTCGCCGTTTGTCGGCGCCGATCACGAAGGGCACATCTACACGCCGGCGCCCGTGCTCGAGCGCCGCGAGCTCGCCGCGGCCCTGCGCACGATCAACTGGCAGCAACCGGCGGGGGCGCGATGAAGGGCCAGATCGCGAGCGGCGAGCGCCGGCACCTCGTGACCCTGACCGTGGTCGGGCCCGCGGTGTCCGACGGGGACGGCGGGTTCACGCAAGCGCCGATCGCGCTCGTGCCGTCGCCCGTGTATGCGGCGATCCGCACCCCGACGGCGCGCGACCTCGAACGCCTGGCCCCGGGTACCGTGATCGCGACCCAGTCGCTCCTCGTCACGCTGCCGTTTCATCCCGCCGTGACGACGAAGACGCGCCTGGCGTGGACCGACCCCGCCGGCCGCGTGCACGTCGCGAACGTCACCGGGGTGAACAATCCGGACCAGCGCTGCATCGACCTCGAGCTCGTCGTCGTGGAGGTCGTCGACTGATGACGACCTCGATGGAGTGGCACGGCTTGAAAGAACTGCGCGAGGAACTACGCCGGTTGCCCGAGGACAGTCGCGCGGAAGCGGAAAAAGTCGTCGAGGGCCACGTCAACGCCGCCTACGTCACGATCAAACGCGTGTATGAGGCGCATCGGGTGACCGGGACCCTAAGTACCCGCCTGTCCATCTCCCCGCTCACGACTCGCGGCGTGATGACGACCGGGCTCACGTTGCGCAGTGGGTCGCCGCTCGCGTGGCTCTTCGATCACGGCAGCGAAGCGCGGCACTACGTCTCGGTCCACGGCGTCAAGCATCTCCTCGGGCGGATGCCGGCGCGGCCGGTGTTCTCGCGGACGGTGGGGTTTACCAAACGCCAGATCCGACAGGCGCTGACAGACATGCTGCGCCGGCGCGGGGCGCAGACGGTGACGGGGGAGTAGATGCCCGACTCCTCCGCGATCGAAAACGCGCTCATCGCGAAGCTCCTGGCCGACACGGCACTGATGGCGATCACCAGTGACGGCGTGTTCTGGGACGAGGCCGCCCCGGGCAACACGAAGTTCGTGATCGTCTCGCTGGTCGACGAACACGACGAGATGCAATTCGGCGGGCGGTCGTTCGAAGACGCGCTGTTCCTAGTCAAGGCCGTGGCGCTCTCGACCTCGGGCGCGAACATTCAGACCGCGGCGGCGCGGATCGATGCGGTGCTCGACGGCGGCACGCTCGCGCCGTCCGGGTACACGTTGATGGTGATGCAGCGCGAGGCGCGCGTGCGGGCGACGGAAGTCGACGCCGTCGATCCGGCGATTCGCTGGCAGCATCGCGGCGGGCACTATCGCGTGATGATGGCGCCAGTCTAACGGCGTT